GGTACTACACCATTACTTATAAATGGTTTACCTATAAACTTACTAACTGGGATTGTAATCTTAGGTCGACGAAAGCCACCACTTAGTTCATCATCACCAATCATAGGATACTCTCGAGCTTTAGTAAATGGTACATCAATTTGAGGATCTAAATCCCATCTATCCCAATACTCTAAGCCATTAGGATGTTTGGCTACGTTATAGTTACCCATAACCCCCATATCTCCACCTACACCACCAAACTCATATCCAGCGCTATTAGAGTTAATGAAGTGTTTGGTATTATCATGGTTTAAGCTATAGACATCTTCACTAGCTTTACGTGGAAAGTTTTCACTTACATTCTCACCATATCTAAAGGTATTATTCTTCTGAGGCATTCCTAGATATGTTCTCCAAGCATCATTACGCTGTAGGTCAGCGTTAAATATGCCATCCTTATTATCCATACCACGAGCTATATCCTTTTCTATTTGATTCAAAGAGTTACCCTCTTTTACACGGGTAACAAGTTCTCCGAGATCTTGTGGGTAACCAAATGGTCTAACCCTCTTCTGTAGTAAGTCACTGATACCAGGCATGTACCCCTTACGTTGATTAGCTGTTATACCTACTTTGTCTAGTTGATTAGCTGCTATTTGATCTTCACTTAAACCAGCAACTCTACCTCTCCTAGCTACCGTTTCTAGCTCACGACCAACTCTACTAAGCTGACTATCAGCCAAGCTTACAGCCCCTCTAGCTCCCTTACGTAGCCAGTTAACTTCTTGCATAGCAGGAACTACGTTAGCTGCATCCATACCAAGTCTAAGAGCACCTTCACCAATGTTACTATCACTCTGCACACCTGTAAAGTATTTATCAGGACGCAGTACCCTAGCAACTGCCTTCAAAGGTTCAGTGGCTATGCCAGCTACCATGTTATCTCCATTCCTATCAACCATATTCAACCCATCAATGATCTTCTCTCTCACTGATTTTTTATAGGGTACATGTATACTTGACGGTTCTCTATTATCTATCACAGGAGTTCCAGGCATTCCACCTTCAGCATCAGCTTTGGTGACGAGATTACCTGTAAGGAAATTACGGCTAAATTGATTAGCGCTAATCATCTGTGGTTTATTTGTAGCATCACGCTGCATTCTATCTTGCTTAAGCTTATCCCTAAGAGAAGATAAACTTGCATACCCACCTTTTTGGTTTTTAACGACGTATTGTTTCATCTTCTAGCTGCAATTGAAATCCATTTAGTTCATACTGACTATGATCAGCATTTGTAGTGGTAAGATCACTATTAGCTGGAAGCATCGAGATTCCTCGTAGTCATCCGCATTATCGCTATACTCCACTGTTAATTTTTTATAATGTACGATAAGTAATATAAAATAGCTATCTTTGCCTAGTAATGTACTACATACTATACTGGGTGTGTATACAGTAGTACACTCTATACCACAAATATACTCAATTGAACTTACTTAACCTAAAGAAACTACACCATGTTGTGGCAGCTACTAACTACGTTCTTTAGCGCTGTTATTACCAGAGTTGTGAGCACATTTCGATCCCTGGGTAGTTTAAAGTTCTACTTCGTAGCTTTTCTTATCGCTCTCTGTATTCTAGGCGTTACGTTTAGAGATACAATCGATCTTACTGTTAAGGGCAAACTATTTAGTGCTACAGATTTTAGGGAATGTCGTGATCCATATAAACTACAAATTGATATGGATACAATAGCGAAGTCTAACCCTAACATCGATAAGTACGTTGTTTTCCTCTACGAACCTAAGAACCAAAGTTTCTACAAGAAGCTTATCCTAACGAACAGCGAGATTGCCCGTAATTCCCCATCTCTTCAAATGAGATATCTAAAAGATCAGCCAAGTATTAATGCCGCTCTCGATGCTAATGGATATTACCTTGTAGACCAGATAGATATGCAAACTAAAACAGACCTCAAAGTACTTAAGGATCTTGGCGTAGTGAGCGTTCTATATTATAGGTTATCTGCTGACGGAGTTCCATGTGGAGAAATAGGAATTCAATTCTTTCAAAGACCCACACCTCAGGAACTCGAAAAACTTTTAAAGCAACTTTCCCCCATCTTGTATAAAGATGTTATTTAACCCGCTAGTTTCTAGTGGGTTTTTTAATTTAATTTTGTATCTTTGATACAACAATTTTATATACAGAATACAATAATGAAAATAGACAAAGTGAATGGGGACTTAGCGTTTAATGAGGAACAACACCTCTACTTTAACACAAAGTACCCTGATAGGAAATATACTTCGGTAACAACGCTTATTGGTAAGTATCACGAGAAATTTGATTCAGACTTCTGGTCTAGCTATAAGGCGCTCGAAGCGATCATGGGTATAGACAATTTTAAGCCTATAAAGAAGTTACTACTCGATTTTAAAAACTTCGATGTAGTTGATCTTGGAAAGTTAGGTGTAGATCTAACTACATTTAATGAAACTAAGCAAGCCATATTAGCCTCATATAAGCTCGCTAATGAAGAAGCATGCGAGAGGGGTACTAAGTATCATAACGCAAAAGAAAATGCTCTATACCTAAGCGATAGGGTACGTATTGAGGAATTAGGTTTTCCAATACCATGCCAAGGAGAATACTTAGTTGAAAAACATAACTTCGATCTTAATGATGAGTATAGGGTGCTTCCAGAATATCTAGTTTACTATTCATCGAAAGACGGTATATTGAATTTAGCTGGACAAATTGATGTCTTGGTTAAGGATGGTAATGACATTCATATCCTTGACTATAAGACGAATGCAAAAGGTATGGAGATGAACTCCTACTTTGATAGGAAGAAGAAGAAAGCTAAGATGATGTACTATCCACTTTCTAATATTGAAGATTGTATGTTTCAACACTACACGCTTCAGCTTTCACTATATGCATGGATGCTTCAGCAAATTAATCCGAACTTCAATATAAAAAGCTTAACACTTCTACATATTGATGGTGAAGGTAAAGAAACCACTTATCCTGTAGAATATATAAAAGAAGATGTGGAGAAGTTAGTTAAGCACTATAAGAAGCAAGTAGTGATTGATCATCATAGAGAAACAGGTCAAATACTTAAAAGTAATTTGTAATTCCAATATAACTTAGTTATTTTTGTAGCATGATTAATATCATAAAAGGACATCTAAATGAGTTGTTCGATAGAGAAGGTGATATGTCCAAAGAGAGGATGGCAATATGTAAACAATGTCCGCTATTCGCTCAGCATAAGGTTAAAGGATTAATATGTAATCCACAACTTTGGTTAGATCCAAAGACAAATACAGCTATAGACCATTATGAAGATGGTTATACTAAGGGATGTGGCTGTAGATTAGAAGCTAAAACAAGAGTGGAAGAGGCGCACTGTCCAGCCTCAAAATGGTAATATAAATTAATGTACAATGAAATTAAAAGTAACGCATGACTATTTGCTAATACGCGAATGTGAGAATCCATTTATCAAGAAAACAACTGACTCAGGTTTATTTATTCCGGAAGGCTTTGCTCAAACGCAAGAGACTGGTGATATAGAGAAGCTTGATAAGATAGTTGGCTTCGCAGTAGTTGCTGCAGTAGGCGATGAGTGTAGGTGGATTAAAGAAGGTGATGGAGTCTATTATGATAGACGTAGTATTAGACCAGTTCCTGGTGAAGAAGTTCTATTTCAGTTTAATGAGAGAAATATCATAAGCTATGTAGAGAAAGAGGAGCTACATGCTCAATTCGCAGTCTTCGCAGAACAGGAAGCTAAACTAGAGGAACTACAAAAACAAAGGTATGAGAAAAGGGCAGCTGAAGAAGAACAACGTAAAGCTAAACTACGTGAAGACTACGATAAGGCTATTGCTAATGGAACACACAAGGCTGCTCCATTCCTAATTAAAATAAAGTAAATGACCTATGGAAAACATGAATAAGATATTCTTTGGACCAGGAGATCTAGTAACTATTAAACATGATCTTCCTAATAAGCCTATAATGCTTGTACGTACAAAAGTACAAGTAGCAATTAGAAGTGAAGATGGATCCAAGGATCATTTGATTGGTATCAAATGTTTCTGGTTCACAGCAGACAATGCATATCAAGAAGAAGTTTTTAATACGAAAGACTTAATGCATGTAGGAGACTACATAGAAGTGGCAGATTTGCCAGGTTTTCTAGGCAGTACAACTACAGAGAGGCTAGAGAAATTTAAACAATACAAGAAGCAAGGAATTACCCTTGTGCAAAGAGAAAAATAAATACAAGCGTGACTTTAATCAGGTCACGCTTTTTTTGTATCTTTGCGAGATTACAACTTGATTTAATCAATTATTTTCTTATGAACGAAGACCTTCAACAACAATTTGTTAGCTGGCTGGCGGACAAGCTAGGCGCTAAGGACGAGCAAGATCTAAAAGCCAAGGTTCAACAACTTGGTCAAGATGGTATCAAACAAGCATACGATTCATTCATGCAAGAGCAACAACAACAATCTACGGATGGGGGACAACAAGTTCCTATGCAAGCAGACGGTGGTAAACTAGATTACCTACTTTGTCTTAAAGCTTACAAAAAGGGAGGCAAAGCAGCTATGGTAGATTGCGGATGCGGAACGAAGATGAAAAGTGGTGGTAGAATGGAGAAGAACGAAAACTCTACTACTAAAGACTATATGGGTCAACGCAAAGATGGCAAGAAACCAAATGGCCAAAAAGGTGACCGTAAGGAGAGTAGCAAAACAGAAAGGAATCCAGGATCTAAAGACTCTATGACTAAAGGTTCAAAGATTGACTGGGTATCTGCAAGAACAAACGTACCTAAAGGAAATAAGAAAGCTAGTATCATGGGTGGTATTTGCTAATCTATTCTTTATAGGCTAATATGGATTAATATGAAAATATTTAACTTTGAAAATCAAAAGCTCACGATTAACAAAGAAGAAGTGCTCCTAATAAAGGAGTTCAGTGGGCTCTGGGATACAAACAGAAATAAAATAGAAGGTGATAACCGAGGGTATGAAAAGAAACGTGCATTCAGGGAATTTACCTTTATATATTTAATGTACGACTGGGAATCTCCTTATAAGAATTTCTCAGAGAAAGAGCGCAGACAGATAGCTATAGAAGATAGCCTTCTAACTGAAAAGCAACTTAACGATGAGGTATTCATTGCTGCCTGTAAAAAATATCAGGATATGCAAGATACACCTATGGTTAAGTTGCTTAAAAGCTCATATCGTGCGATAGATGAAGTGAGACTATTTTATGAAATGGTAGATCTTCAAGAGAGAGATGGAGAGGGAAGACCAATCTTTAACTCTAAGCAATTACTTGATTCACTTGCTGGTTTAGGTAAGACTATTGAATCAGTAGAGAGATTAGAGGAAATAGTTAAGAAACAAAAAGAAGTTGGTGGAGGTAAACTCCGTGGAGATATTGAACCAGGATTATTTGACTAATTATGTACGAACCTATACATCAGTGGAAAGCAAATGTTAAGTGGGACATCACCCATGCACAAGCAATCGAGATGACAGAGGAAGGTACATTCTTTTTCGATCCTAATCTTTCTTATGAAACTACAGGGTATAGACCTCTTACAGAAACACTAGGCTTAGACTTTGATCCCACACAAATAGTTGCGGTGGGTAAGAAGCACATAGCTTCAGCTACTAAACCAGAGGATAGACGTTACACTGATCTATTTCCAGGAACTAGAAAACATCTAGATTGGTGGGCTGAGCAGCATGGGTTTTGTAAAGATGGTATGGTAGCTAATAACTATCGTGTTACTGGCGATCACTATTTCTTCCTTAATTTCTATATGATGCCAGTATTCGATAAGAATAAAAAGGCTGGTGCTGGTAGGGACTTAGTACATCCTGATTTCTGGGCTGCTCACTATGAATGGTTTCATTACATAGAAATGGCTGAGATGCTAGGCTATGATTGTATGGCACTTAAAGCTCGTGGTGTTGGTTTCTCTGAAATTGGTGCTTGCCTTGGAGTTAGGCCATATACTACAACACCTAATTACAATGCTGCCTATATAGCATTTGCTGAAGCCTTTCTTTCAGGTACTAAAGGTGTACTTAATAAAGCTTGGGCACAGCTAGACTTTCTGAATCAATATACAGAAGGTGGTATGCGAAGAGCTAGAGGTAAGGATAATAACGCTATGGTTAAGCGTGCTGCTAAGGTTAATAAACAAGGTGAGGAGTCTGGACACAAATCGCAAATTGGTGGTATCACCGCTGACGTATCTGCAAAGATTCGTGGTGATCGTACTGACCGAGTGGTGTTTGAAGAATCTGGATCTAATCCAATCTTAGTTGAAAGCTATATGGTTAGTCAAGCTCTTGTTATTATTAATGGTGAGAGACTTGGTATAAGAATAGTGTTTGGCACAGGTGGTGACGTTGGTAAAGGTCTTATTGGTCTTGAGAAAATGTTCCTTAATCCAAATGCATACTTTGTTCTACCATTTAGACATAACTGGAATAATCATGGTAAATATGTTAAGACTGCGTTCTTCTTACCTGCATGGAAAACAGTTAGGCAAGCTATGGATCATAGAGGAGTAGTTAACGAAGAAAAAGCTAAAGCATACTACTTAAAGCAACGGGTTGCTGTACAGTCAGATATGGAAGCATATCTGAAGTTATGTGCAGAATCTTGCTTTACATATGAAGAAGCTCTATCACGCAAAGGTCAGAATGACTTCGATCAGGTGAAGTTAGCTAATCAACGTGTAGAGATTGAAATTAATAAATCTACACCTAAACCTATGCGAGGTTATATGGTGTGGGAGTACGATAAAAACGATCAAAAGAATAGACTACCAATAGGTGTTAAGTTTATCGAAGATCCAAAAGGTAAAGTAGAGATTACTGAGTTTCCCATTGAAGAAGATGGTAAGATGGTTCCAAACTTATATGTTGCTGGAATTGACTCCATTGATATGGGTACTGATGATAGTATCGTTGGTGCAGATGGATCTCAGTTTTGTCTTGTTATAAAGAAACGTATATATGGTATGGGTGGTAATGACTATGTAGTCAAATATCTAGACAGACCTAAAGATGTACGTACAGCTTACGAGCAGACAAGAATGCTACTTTACTGGTATGATTGTAAGGCTAACTTAGAGGCAACTAAGATTGCTATTATAGGTTACTTTCGAGATAAGAATGCAGAACGCTATCTAATGGATAGACCTAAGTATGCTCTCGAAGGACAAACTAGAGGTAGAACAGTTGCTAAACCAATAGGTACTCAGTCTTCACCTAGAATGATTGAGTATGGTCTGAACTTAGTTAGAGATTATATCATAGATCATTGCCATCAAATATACTTCTTAGATATGGTAACACAACTTATGGATTACGATTTCGAACTAAAGGGTGATTACGATATTGTTGCAGCGATGCAGATGTGTGAGATTGGTGATCAAGATATGATGGGAATCGCGGCTAAGATACCTGAAGAAGAACACTACGAGGATATTGGTTATTACACTGATGATCGTGGTTATAAAAGATTTGGTGTAATACCTTCTAAAATAGACTACAGTGCCAGACTTTTCGGAGAACAGTTTCACACAGGCAGTTAAGGATTACCTGTTAGAAAAGCATGATGTATGTTATACAGGTAAATTTATCCTAATCACGCCAAATGAAAACCAAAGAGGATATAGCCTTCAGTGGCTACAAAATAATCAAGATAGACCATATGTAGTTATGGGTGACTTCCTTGACGATGATGATTTTCTAGAGTATGTAAAGAAAGACATAGACTCTAGTAGATTCTTCCTTAAGAGAGTATTCATACTAAAACGCACAGACGAGAAAGGTAGAACGTAATGATAGGACTCTATTATCAAACAGACTTCTTATCCGAGAAAGAGAAAGACTCTAAAGACTATTTAGTTAACTGTATAGATTTAGCTATTGCTGAACTTGTTATTGAAAAGGATCATCTACGTAAAGCCTATAATTATTATCAAGGCACTCGAGATGCTGATCAATTCAGATATCTAGAGGAGAACTTTAATATAGGTACTCCAACGTCCGTTGAGTTTATTCCACTTATAAGAAGACATGTAGATGCCCTCGTAGGGGAGCATTTACAAAACAAAATAAAACCAAAGATTACCTGTAAAGATAAATCTACTATAGGTAAAATAGTTAATGAAAGGAGAGACGCGGTTAATGATGCAGAGATTAATGCTCTACGTGAGCAACTACACTCTCATATTAACTATGTATTCCAACATGAGGATGATAAGAAGATAGCTCAACCTCCAGTAGATGAGGCTAGTGAAAGTGCTCTTAAAGAACTTAAAGCAAATGTCAATAGGAACTTTATCTCTAGTTATGAGATTGCAGCTCAGGATGTGCTCACACATCTCACTCAATCTAAACGAGTAGATTTATTCCATAAACGTAAATTACTATTCCTTGACCTACTCATAGCTGGTCAATGTTATTATAAGGTAGAAACTATTCATAAAGGAGAAACTCCTCACATTGAGGTACTTAATCCTTTTGATGTATTCTTTGATAAGAATCCAAATGCACCTTATATTAAAACATCACCACGAGTTGTACATAGGCGTTGGATGTATAGAGATCAGATCTTAGCTAAGTATGGAGAGTTCCTAACAGCTGACGATCTTAAAGATCTATCTACTATTCAACCAGCATATCTTAATAACGACTTCTTTTATATTCGTTCTGATAGTGGATCATTAGTATCTAATGGTAGTTCAGCTCTTTCCGATACACTTCCCTATATGGATGGGAGAGGTTATTCTTACACTCTTATACCTGTATATGAAGTAGAATGGCTTTCAGCTAACAAAGAGAAGAAAGATGGTAAGACTGTTTATCGCACTGACCGTTACTCCGGTGTAAGGATAGGTCAAGATATTTATGTAAACATGGGTAAGGATGACAATATCACTAGATCAGTTGAGAATCCATATGAGTGTTTTAACACAATCAATGGTATGTTCTATTCTGATAGGAATGGTAAACCTTATTCTCTTGTTTTAGCTACAGCCAACTTACAGGATAAGTATGACATACTTCACTTCCATAGGGATAACTTAATAGCGAACTCTGGTGTTAAAGGTGATTGGGTTGACTTTGCTAACTTACCTACATTCTTAGGTAACACTCCAGCAGAGCGTTTACTTAAGTTCAAGGCTTATAAGAAACAAGGTCTTGCACCAGTCAATACAGCTCAAGAAGGTAGAGGTGCTAACTATAATACAATCTTTGCTGGATTCGACGATACTGTAAGCGGACAATCTATTCAAGCTATTCAACTAGCTATACAACAAACTGAAGAGATATGTTCTTCAATCACTGGTGTATTTAGAGAAAGATTAGGAGCTATAGAACAACAGGATGCTGTAACTAACGTAGATGTTGGTATTAAGCAGTCAGCTATTATTACTAAACAGTATTACCAAGTTATGGATAATGTAACTACTGAGTTACTTGTCGACGCACTTAATGCTTGTAAGGATAGCTACGCTGATGGTATGGTTGGTTCTATCATCTTAGGTGATGGACAGCAAAAGGTATTTACTATAAAGCCAAAACATTTCTCATTTACAGATTATGATATTAACATAGCTGATAGTGGAGATGTTATTAGAGATATGCAAAAGATCGATGAATTAACAGTAGAGCTATTAAAAACAGGACAAGCTGATATCGATATTATATTTGAAACAATTGGTGTGGAATCTCTAACAGAGATGAAGCAACAAGTGTTACAAGCATTCTCTAAGAAGAAACAAGAAGGCGGTCAGATGCAGCAAATGCAACAGCAATTCATGCAGTTACAGCAAGCATTACAACAAGCTCAGCAAGACAATCAGAAACTACAGAGTGAGAATAACTCACTTAAACAGAAAGCTGGTCAGATTGAGGAGAAAGCTGTTGACTACGATTACGATATCCGTAAAGAAGCTAATAAGAATACTAGAGACTTTAATCTTGCTAAGATCGATCAAGAGAAAGCAAGAGTTGAGCTTGAGAAGTTACAGTTATTTGACGATAACTCTAGAAATGATAAAATAAGAAATGACTAAGCTTAAAATACAAGCAGCACTATCACCTATCTGTGGTCTAACGATCACAGATATAAGTGGTTTTTTTGATAACTCGACTAATCCGAATGGATTTCTACCTGAGACTAATACAGATCCGGTAGCCGTAGATACCTATAAAATAAGTAATGGTTATTTCTTTAACGTTCTTCTATATAACGTCTATAACCAACAACCATTAGTTCTTAATCCAACTGAGGCTCCTTATCATAGTGACGGTACGCAAGTGAGTTATGCAGATAACTTCACCCCAATTCTTTACAACTTAGCCAAAGATGGCAGCTATACTGTCAAAAGGTTCTTTCTAATAAGTAAGGAATTCTATGATGCGAATAAGACCGGCTCTTTGTTTACAGGTAAAGAAGTATTCTATATTGACGGAGCTGTGATATATCACGTTATATCAGGTTCTCCAGTACCACTTACAATAGCTGAGTTCCTCTCCGAAGATCTAACTACTATGACCGGCATGCAAGTATCCAGCTCATTTATATCTACATGCTACGTTAATACATGTTACTCTAAAGTAATGTCTTTAATACTAGCTAATGATCCGGCTAACTGCTCCGTTGATATCACTCAATTAATAACTATTAGAGATTATCTCTATATGACTCTTGAAGTAATTAAATATCTCAAAGAGTTTAATAATATTACACAAATACAGAAGCTACTTGAAACTACTAACCTTTGTGGAACAGTATGTACGAGTGTAGCTAATGTAACTAGTTCGAACTGCGGTTGTAATGGATAAGCTAGAGAAACTTAAATGTCAGCTAATAGATGCTTTTGCCACACTAGTACGTAGAGGACAAAAGGGTAGACCTTTTGAAAAATATGTGATAGTAAGGGAAGCTATGCTGTCTATAAATTACATAGAGAACTTTGATCTTCCTGAGTGGCAGAGGATCACCATCTTAGATAAATATCTAAACCTCTTAACTTTAATATAATGAACACTGGTGCCGACGAAAGATTCATACCCTATGATCCTGCAGTGCAACCAACAGATTGCACTACCAAAATAAAGGTAGAGAGTGATGGAGATACTTCATCGACAGTAGATACACCAGCTGGAGCTATAGGTAATCACAATAGTCTGCAGGGTCTGCAAGGTGGTTTACCTACAGAACGTTATCATTTAGCTAAGGCAGATTATGATGGTATAACTAACTCTACTAATCTTACAGCAGATAATCCTGTGGCAACTTTAGCAGATCTAGCTGCTCAACATGTTGATCTAAGTACCTTTATACAAAATCAAAGCGCTGAGACTCAGAACGCTGTATTTAAGATAAGTGGACCTGGTACAATACAAGGTGATGCCATATATAGTACTATAGCTAGTGATATATTATCTATAACTAGTGAAGATTTTAGTATAGGCATGAGTGGCGGAGGTTGGAACTATAGTAGCGGTAGTAGTTCTATTAACTTAAATACTGGAGGGGGATTAACAATATATCAACCTGACGGAAATCTTAGCGCTTCTTACTCTCAAATAAGTGGTAGTGGTTGGAACTTAAACTCTGGTGGATTAAATACTAATGAAGGTTCTGCTAACTTATCGCTTAGTGCTGATGTACTAAGTATGAATCATAATGGAAATACCGTGAGTCTTCAGCCTCAAGCACTAAGTGGATCCCAATCTGGAGCTACTTACTCTATGAGCTCTACTAGCCTCAGTATGAGTAATAGTGCTTCTGGTAGCTCTGCGTTAAGTTTTAATGCCGTACAAGGTTTCAATAGTGCTGGTACGCAAGGATTTGGTCTCAGTGCTGCGGGGTTAGTTGTGGTTAACACTGGTGTGAATGTATTTCAGCTATCACTAGATAGTAGTAAGGTTCAAATAAATGCACAGAGTGGAAAGTATATCTATTCAAATTCACCCTTTAGAGTTAATAACGCACCAACTGATAGCTTAGATGTGTTACGTTTAGCTGAAATCAATGCATCAACTCCTCCGCCAGTAACTATAACTCCAGCATGGACTTTGTATAACGCGGATGGTAGTACACCATATAGTATATTACCGACTAGCTCAAGTAAGAATATTGTAGTCGACAAAGGCGTTGAAGGGCAAATTAGTGCTACGTACTTATATACTACACCTACAAGCGGACAAGTTCTACCAACTTCAATAACTGGAGACTTTCCTACACCTGATCAAGGTCCAGATACACCTTCGCTCCCATTAGAACTTTCATCTATAGTGGCTACAGCTACATATAGTGTCACATTAGGTGTAAACGTTACAGGTTTAAAGGCTAACCTATCCACCGGAGTAGTTGGTATATCTACTACTAATATGACTACAAGTGATTCAATATCTATTACATTTAAGGGTAGAAGTTACTTTGGTTATTCTGCTAGCACTTCACTTAGTAGTTCAGACATTATAGCTTTAGCTAATAAGGCGTTTGCTACAAGTAGAGCACGTAACTTTACAGGTGTAACAGCAACTACTGGAATGTATGCATATTACGTGTATGATGCTTCGTTTGGAGACTTGACTAACGTGATACTTGATGGTGCAGAGTCTATATATAATCCAACTACTGGTGGCGCATTTGTTAAATTAACAGATGTTACTATAACTAACGATGCAGGTATCTCTGTACTAATGAGGGTATATAGATCAGTGGATCCACAGGCATTTACTAACAACACTTTAAACTTCTTATAAATGTCATATATAAATTATTACGATTCAGGATTTACTCTAATAACCAATGGCACACACTTTCCCAACACAGATGGTGGAGTTAGTAGTCTACTACTACTGTTCAGCTCCCCTGTGACTGTGAATATTGACTTTGGTAATGGAGTAAGTGTTGATTATCCAAGTAAAGCTAGTGGTGGAAATAATTGGGTATATCTATACTATTCTTCTGATGGAAGTCAACCTAGCTACTCATACCCTGCATATACTTATCCTGATGGTTTGACTATAGATAGGCGTATAAATATTAGTATACCAGATGCAGATAGAACTAAACTTACTCAGATAGGTATGCGTGGTTTTAATACTATGCCACCACAATTCTTGACTGTGTCATTTAATACCTATCCTAACTTAACTACTCTTAGTTTAACACTATTAAATAACGCCATCCTAGGTATAGATCCAAGCTTCTTAACTATTCCAGGTTTTACAACATATATAGTAGGTAATACAGTTACGAACCCATCATCAAGCTTTTATGGAGTTATACCAGCTGTGGTACTTGCTAAGAGTACACTTACTACACTTAGTATTGGTGATCCAGGTTTACAGTTAAAGTCTTTTGCGGATTCTAACTTAGATAAAATTGCTATTTCATATCCTGTATTACAAAGTTTAACTATATCACAGATGGGTACGGGAGATAATCATATGGGAGATGGAGCATTACCCGCTAACCTTAGTACAATGACTACATTAACAGCTGTAGCTTTTCACGGTACAGCTTGGACCACTTTCCCTACTATACTTAATAGTATATCTAACTATACAAGCTTGGGTGTTATATATTCAAACACAGTTACGAGTTGGGGGGATTTAACTACTGTAGCACCAAGACTAGTTACTTTAAATGTAGCAGGTCTTACTAACTTAACTACTACACTACCTTCTTGGTTTACCAATCTCACTAGTATGAGGATTTTTAGTTGGAATACTATTGGTTTAAGTGGTACTGCGAATATAAATACTTTCATATCTAACTGGTATACATTCATAACTACTAATGCAGCTATGACAGGTGCAAATACATTACCTTTTAGGGGTATTACTTTAAATATTGGTGGTGATCCATCACCATCACGTGGAGTTATACCTACTGGAACATACCAACAACCAACTGGATATGTGCAAGGTTCATCAAATGGAACACCAGCCTCATCTCAAGAGATGTTATGGGTTTTGGCAAACCAATATGGTCACACAAATAATTATCGAACTATATAATGGCATTAGGTAAACCAGTAGAATATAAACATAATAACGATTCGTTAGCGTTCGTGGATGCTAATTTCGTTAGAGGTGGGGCTAGAACTGTAAGCGATCTTACAGCTCTATACGCACTTGCCTCCCAACCAGACCAGTTAAAAGTTAACGTTACTCGAGTATATGTCCAGGCAGATGGTTATAGCTATATGCTAATTGATCTATCAAATGCGGGAAATAGTAATGGTTGGAAACAGATAGTACAAACAACACAATCTAATTTAGACGCTAAGCTGAATGTAGGCGCTAATACATCTCTATCAGGTACTGGTGCAAGAATAATGCAGGCTATAGATAATGGCACACCTCAGGCTCTCTATATTCCACGTAATGGGTTTGTAACTGATTCTGATGTGATAAGTGCAATAACAAGTGCTAATTATTCTTCACAGAATGCTCAGTATATAGCTCCAGCTAGTAATAAAATATTTCAAGCGGGTCAACAGTATTGGGAGAATGGGTATCTATACTTAGCTTGGAAAGATAATTTCTCCATTAAGGTTACAGTTGATATTAGTACACTTACTGCCTATAAAGCAGTGGCTACATATGCCTTAATGGTAGCAGATACAACACCTTCTCGTATGACTTATTATAAAGTTGCTACAGATGAGAACAAAGGGCAAACTAATACGCTATACCAATGGTGGCCTGATGGCAAACGTATGTGGATAGCAGCAACTAACGATAATTAAAAAATGGCAACAGGATTTCCTACTCAAAACACAACTCCAACTAAAGCATACTTGTACGAAATATATGGCGATATATTGACTGCCGCAATTACATATACACCTGGATCCCCTGCTGGAACTATATCTAGTGGCACTACCTATAACGTTGGTAGCAGGCTTATACCTTATGGGTTTAGAGCTAAAATTAAGAAGTTCTACATTAAAACTAACTTTGGTGGTAAATGTCTTGGTTATGTTGCAAGAGGTGCAGTTGCTTTCGCAGAGCCACACCCTAAAATGAATTCAGTTATAGAATGGTCTTTTCCTACTGGAGGAGGTATCTGGGAGTTAAACTGGGATTTAGACGTAGAGTTCTTAGAAGGTGGTATTCTCGATCTTAAGATCACTTCTTCAGAAAGTATTACTAATGCACAAATATCTGTAATGCCAATAGGTCAGCTACTTACACAGGATCCAAACACTGACGCCGATGGTGTAGTAGACGTTTGGGGTGATAGTATTACTTGGCAAATTGGTGGTAATCAGGGTGGAGGAGCGACTCCTAACTATGGCTACACTCATTGGGCAGCGCGTGTATGTTCAGCATTACGCGCAGATGGTGTAAGCGTATGGGAAAATAACAAAGGCTTTGGTGGAGCTAATACTCAGAATATAGTTGATGCTATGAATAGTGGATACTATGGAAGACCGAAGTCTGAGTGGAATAGGCTTAAGATGGTAATGATAGGTGTCGGAATCAATGACTCTGCATCTGGTTCAGCTACAAGTCAAGGCTATCAAGCTAAGATGAAACAGATATTAAACTATATCTATAAGCATGCGCCAAACTGTGCGGTGTTACTTGCAGGCCAGACACCAGTTGATCCTACTGATACTAATAGAGCACTATACGTTCAGTCATATAGAGACGTATTACAAGCACTTGTGACAGATACAGACTATACAGGTAAACAACTACGATATGTGGAAATGACCACTAACTTCACAGTAACTGCAGCTAACTATACAGATACTGCACCAATGCTACACCCACGCTGGGATACTGGAGGTTTAATTATGTTTAATAACGCTTATCCTGTAGTTAAGCTATTTGACTTCTACGTTAATCGATAATAATGAGTATAGACTTTGTAGATGACGAGGCATCTCTAAATATACCTCCAAGTAATCAAAGTAATATAATACCAGTAGATAGTGATGATTCGGTAACTCTTAATACATGTATGTATGGTGAGGGGATACTAAATATAGAAGATAAGCCTGGTAGCTGTAATATTACTGGAGTACTATTCCATAATGACCTACAAGGTCTACAAGGTGGTAATACTCAGTTTAGATATCATCTCGATAAGGATCAGTGGCAAGCTCTAATAGGAGCACATAGTCCATCTATAAGTAATCCGCTAGCTACCCTTGCAGATATTGGTGACGTACCATCACCTACATTATATTACCAGACTTTACA